CGGGGTGGATGGGTTGTGGGCGGCTGGTGTACATGCCAACTGTTTGCACAACGAGGTTGCCGCGCTGAAGATGCGCACTCTAGGGCCAACACCTGTGGAGCCTAACAATCCTAACTTCGCCAAACCGTTTAAGAAATTGGGGATTTTTCTTAGGAAGTTACAGATTGAAAGGATGACCTTAGAGGGGGTAGTCGCAACTTACACAGGAAGGTTGCGACGCCGATACCAGGAAGCACTGGAATCACTGGATGTGGAGCCGGAATTGACCAAGTACGATAAGGTTCTTTCCGCGTTCCTAAAGGCTGAAAAGTTCAATCCTTTGCAGAAGCGAAGTAAGCCTCGAATGATTATGTGTCGTTCGCCAAGATTCAACTTAGTGTTAGCCTCATACCTGAAGCCGATAGAGCATGCACTCTGGAAGCGTTGGAAATTCGGTATGGGGGGTGTCACGCCAACGCGTGTTGTAGGCAAGGGCCTAAACGGATTCTCGAGGGCGAGGATTCTGGAAGAGAAGATGGGGTCTGTGGGAGATTGCGTGGTCTTCGAGGTGGACGGCAAGGCTTTTGAAGCTCATGTCTCTAAGCGTCAATTGAAGCTTGAGCATAGTGTCTACAAAGCCGTCTACCCGGGTGACAAGAAGTTGAACGAACTGTTGGAGGTACAGTTGGGTTTGCGGGGCAAAACTGTTGGTGGGATTAAGTACAGTAGGGAGGGGTGTAGAGCGTCGGGAGATTTCAATACTGGTCTGGGCAACACCCTGATCATGGGATCTGCAGTCGACGCCACCCTACAACTGGCTTCTGAACACCTTGGACAGTTTCGCGCCACTTATCTGGCTGACGGTGACAATGCCTTACTGTTTGTTGAACGACGAGTTGCCGGGGATCTTCGGGCTGGCTTTGCGGCGTTTATGTCCCAAGTTTGTGGACATGAGATGACTGTAGAGAAACCTGTCGACCTACTCGAGGAAATTACCTTTGGTCAGTGTAAGCCATGTTATAACGGTGAGCGTTATACTATGGTTCGGCACCCTTTCAAGACGTTGAGTTACGCGTTCTCTGGTTATCGGCATTATAACCAACGCGCATTCACCGGTCCTTTGTTGAAAGCGGTCTGTCAAGCCGAACTTGCACTAGCCAATGGGATCCCTTTGCTGGAGGCGTATTTCGCCGGTGCCCTCCGCAAACTGTCAAGCTACCGCGATTTGAAGGACCCGTCGGATTTTCTAGAGGAGCGCTTGAGATGGGGTTTAGGTTCTTACACCTCGTCGAGCAAGTTGAGGGGATGTACTGCTGCTTCCCGAGTTTCTTTCGAGAAAGCTTGGGGCATCGGTGTGGAGGAGCAGTTGATTCTGGAGCAACAGTTAGTTGCCAGTTTAGATCATTGGGCTGTCGGTGAACATTTCGACCAGGTGTTGGTCGGAAACGGGCCTGATGACGAGACTGACCTAGTGGGGAACAGAATCGACCTCTTCCTTGGAGGAAGGAGGCTCAAGGAGTAATCTACCGTATAGGGTTTTGCGCCCCTATTTAAGGCAGCTTATGCCAACGGTGACTGGTTCAACACCAGCTTGGGCATCCAGATACCGTCCTAACTGCTAGGACGGCTGGGGAACTTGGGGGGGGAGCATGCAGTAAGGTGTTGATTAACACCACCCTAACGGTGCTACGCATAGGAAAGGCAACTGTCCGGGTATTGGACCTTTGCTGGTTGTGGAACCCGGCCCGGCATTCCCCCGGGGCGGCCACTCGTAGCGGTGATATAGGGCAGGACTGTGTTCGTCTAGGGGAGGGCTGGCAGGGGAACCGCGGCAGTAAGCCGTCTGAAGAGGAAGCGGTTGGATCAATCAACTAACAGGAAATTTGCACGCCGGCCAACCACATGGGGGTATAAGCGGCACAAATAGACACGGAGAGTCGTAATCGTGCATCGGATGTGTTACTCATCATAGTTGCTTAGTGGGGGTTTTGCAACCCTCGAGTTTACGTAAAATGTTCTTTTCACCTGAAGTAGTTGTGGAGCGGAATAAGTCGGAATCAAAAGGTAGGTTGGCACATCTATGCTCTACGCCGCACTACGGTGGTAAATGGCGAGCACATCCAGGTTTTGTGCTTTAAATGGATGACCTCTCGGAGATTCTGCTACTCAATGAAGCAAAGCGATTATGGATAAAATGTGCGCTCTTTTCCTCTCCATCTCCTAGGAGGTGGGGGCCCCGAAGGGTTAATGGGTCTGACTGAAAATCGGAAGATGGTGGTTCTGCGTCTGTCGGACGTACCCACAGGTAGCTCAAACTGAGACCGTTTGCGTAACACGGACACCGCTCCGGGGCTGCAAACTTTCCAAGGATAACCAGGCGTTCATGGTGACGCGGAGCATCAGGCCGGCAGAGTCCTGTAAACAACTAGCCGGTTAAGAAGTTGAAAAACGTTAGTCGTAAGATGCAGACCAACATTCTAGGCACGGAGCCCGCATGGGTGCTTCCTATTATGTGTCCGCC